TACAATTTAAATAATAGAGACCATAAAAACGAATGGCGGAGAAATAGAAAAAAAACGAATCCTTATTTTAGAATAGCATGCAATATGAGAACCGCGATGAGCTCCGCTTTACAGGGTAGAAAGAAATCATCAAGAACTATGAAAATAATTGGCTGTACCGCTGAAGAACTATTCGAGCATTTAGAATCAAGTCCGAAATGGAAACCTTGGATGACACGAGAAAATTATGGTAGAGGTGGTTGGGATGTAGATCATATTATACCTGTTACTCGGTGGTGTAAGAATTGCCCCCTACAATTCGCGTTATGTTGGGATAAAAGTAATCTCCAGCCGATGGAGCATATTGCGAATGTAAAGAAAGGAAACCGACATGAAATGGAATAAACTATATAAATATCCTCCATGTACCAGGAGTACAACGGATGGAATCAGGACTTACGAGATAGGTGAAGAGAGATTACCAAGTGTTACAACGATCCTCGATGCGACGAAGAGCGAAGAGAGTAGAAGGAAGCTCAACGAATGGATATTGCTTAAAGGCAAGGACGAAGCGAACAGGATCAAGAATCAAGCGGCTGAAAGAGGGACAGCTATGCATACCTATCTGGAGAAATACGTAGGTAATACGGGACATTTGGATTTAACGGATACAGGTCGGGTGGCAAAACCCATGGCCGAGACAGTTATAAAGCAAGGACTAAACGGCAAGCTGTCTGAAATATGGGGAACTGAAACTACGTTGTATTATCCCGGCCTGTATGCCGGGGTTGCCGACATGGTTGGGGTGTATGACTATGAGGATAGCATCATCGACTTTAAGCAATCGAACCGGCCAAAGCGGAAGGAATGGGTGGAGGACTATTTTATGCAGGTCGCGGCGTACGCGATGGCGCATAACTACGTCTATCGGACCCAAATCAGGCAGGGTGTCATTTTAATGTGTACACCGGACTGTTTCTTCCAAAAATTTGTAGTGAAAGGAAAGGAATTTGTTAAATATCAGCACAAGTTCCTGGAAAAGGTAGGTAAATATGGATCTAATTGAGGGCTTTATTAAATGGCGCCTGAAAGAGATGATTGTGGCAGAAAAAAGGCTAAAGAGGCTATTGTCTGCCGACGTGGGTCAAGCGACAAGCAACCAGCAGCTAGATGGATTATACAAGCAGATAGCGAAAGAAGTCCAGGTTCTAGCGACTAGGCAATCGGAGATCATGTTTTTACAGGATTTACGCGATTGATAATCATTCGCATTTAAAATACCCCTATAGAAAAATAAAATAATGAAAAAAATGAAAATCGATTTTTTCAATCACATGTGATCTGTGATCTGGTGATGGACCGCATAAAACCTCACTTTTATCTAGGGGTCGCGCGTACATGTAGTTTCAATATTCCATTGATTACTTTCTAGATCTCCTATAGGTGTGGTAGAATGAGAATAATAATAATATTATCACATTCTCATGGGTATAGGGAGAGAATATGATAAGCAGAAAAGCAGGGTGGACAGGCCCTTCTGATTTCATGAAGGAGTTTAATAAGAAGCATAATCCGGACTATTACTATGGCAAGAACACCGAAGAGGAGAAAACCCCGAAGGAAAAGACTAGTCGTAAACGCTACGCAGCCAAACGATATCCCGTATTCAAAGTGCAGGATTGAGTGGATAGATATTGTGTCTGATTCTGGTTGGGCTACCGATAAAGAATTTAATAGAATGACATTAGCTACTCCAGTTAATGAAGGTTGGATCTATTCCAAAGACAAAAAACATATTAAGCTATTTGCTTCTTATGATAAAGATGAAACTACGAAGGAAATTACTTTTGGTGATAGAACCATGATTCCTGTTGCTTGCATTAAGAAGATAAATAAGATAAATTAAAGCCATGAAGAAAGGATTATTGACCGGAAACCCAATTTATAAACCATTCAGGTATCCCTGGTGTTATGATGCGTGGTTGACACAGCAAAGAATACATTGGCTGCCGGAAGAGGTTCCTATGTCTGAGGATGTAAAAGATTGGGCCACTAAGATTACCCCTGCAGAAAAGAATCTGCTTACGCAGATATTTAGATTTTTTACACAGGCCGATGTTGAAGTTAACAATTATTACATGGGCCATTGCATGCACGTGTTTAAACCGACAGAAGTTAAGATGATGCTATCTGTATTTTCAGCTATGGAGACGGTACACATGGCAGCGTATGCTCATTTACTGGATACAATTGGACTCCCTGAAACTGAATATGCAGAATTTTTAAAAATTAAAGCCATGAAAGATAAATATGATTACCTGCAAGGATGTAAATCCGATTCACTTCATAACATTGCTAAGACCGTTGCAATTTGCAGTGCCTTCACTGAAGGTGTGCAGTTGTTTGCAAGTTTTGCTATATTATTAAACTTTCCAAGACATAATAAGATGAAAGGCATGGGCCAGATAATCACCTGGTCAGTACGAGATGAGACTCTTCATTGTTCTTCAATGATAAGATTATTTAGAGAATTAATAAATGAAAACCCAGAGGTTTGGACTGAAAGATTAAGAGAGGAAATTTATACGGCGTGTAGTACTGCTGTGGGACAGGAAGATGCTATGATTGATTTGGCTTTTGAACAGGGGCCTTTAGAAAATTTAACTAAAGAAGATGTTAAGCTGTATATTAGATGGATTGCTAATAGAAGGTTGGTGCAGTTAGGTTTGAAAGCTGTCTATAAAGTAGTCAAGAACCCTTTAACGTGGCTGGATGCGATACTTAATGCTGTGGAGCATATGAATTTTTTTGAAGGAAGATCAACTGAATACTCAAAGGCAGCAACAAGAGGTACATGGGCTGAAGCTTTTGATGAATTAGAGTCTCCGTATTTCAACATGTTGGAGAAAAATAAGATTGTGGGTGAGAAGGAATTTTTTAAACCCGAACCTAAGAAACAGATAACCGAGCAACGACTTATGGATGACGTGTGTGAGTCGTGTCAGTAAATGTTAGATAATAAAATTTTTATATGGAGTATTTATTTGTCCGTAGGGGCAGCACTTTTACACTTGCTCACAAAAACATTAGTGGTGTTTTGATATGGTAGATAAAGGAAGGAGGAATTATGGTTAAGAAAAAAAAGAAAAAGAAAAAAGATAAGAAAAAAAATAAAAAGAAGAAAAAAAAATAATTATTTTATTGGAATCTTTGGTTTATTGTGGCCTAGTTTATGAGGCTCCTCTTTTTTAGGATGCTTTAAGAGTGGAGCATTTTCATTAACAATTCCTACAAGTCTCTTATCAAGTTCTTCCTCTGACATATCTTCTATTTTTCCGGTACGTATAACTTTCTGTTCTACGTAGAAGCCACCAACTTTTCCTCTATTTACTTCTGCATTGGTAGCAGCTGAGAAAGATCTATGTTTCATAGCCTCATCTCTTATTTTTGCTAATTCGGTTAGGTGACGACCTACAGTTATTTGATATTTATGTGCAACTTCTTCTCGTAGTTCTCCTATATGTTTAACTACAAGCGGATATGTTTTGGCACTTTGAAGTTCGCTAGCCTTTTTAGTAAGCATAGTCCTGTCTCCATCGTATCCTGCTTCTTTAGCGCATTCCCATCCAAACTTTTTACCTTCATGAAGTATAATAAGTTGTGCAAATTTACGCTGTTTATCTGTAAGTCTTTTAGGTAATCCCATGTTGACTTTATAAAACACCTGTTGTATATTGTCAATAATGCATAAAGACGAGTTAATATGACTAAAATTAAAACCTTAGCTGAAGAAGAAATGGATTCCCATAAGCACTGGACTAAAAATCTTTATGAAATTAAGCCTGGAGTATGGGTACCAAAAAATAATACGCGTGGCCCATTAGATCTTGAGCAACGAATCGAAGATTTAACAAAGCGTTTAAAGAAAGCAGAAGCTATGCGTAGACCGTTGGACACTATGGATGAAATTGCGTATAGAGAATTGGAAAAAGAGAATAAGGATTTAAGAATTTCAATAGGTCATAGGGTAGAGCGAGTAGNGGAATTAAATACTTCCTTGGCCGAAGCTTTAGCGATAGATGAAGCTCATCAAAAACAAATGGGTAAGTTGCAAGTTAGGCTCACTGAAGTCGAGGAAGATAATAAGAAATTAGCTAAGCAGATTGAAAATCAATCAAAGTATGTACAGAAATTGAGAGACAAGGGAGTGATTTAGTGCTTAAAGGCAGAGATTTAATAATAATCTTTGATAGATTTGTAGGTCCCAAGAAAGGAAGTTCAGTAGCCCAGGACGCTCGGGTTCAAGTTCGAACACCTGATGGAAAACATTATGATGTTATGACTGTGAATTTAGTTGAAAATAAATTAATTGGTGCTCGAGAGACTCATCGGATTGTGATTTCTACACATGAAGAAGTGGCTGAAATGGGTGCTCCAAAGCTTATTGTATAGCACCAGTGTTACCGTAAAATCTTAATGGGTCCAGAGAAGAAATTATGGCGCGAATTAAAAAAAGCTACACCTACAATTAAGTGGACAAGAATAGAAAACACTGGGGCTTTAGGAACACCGGATTTATTGGGATACAATGATAATAATAAATTTTTTACTGTTGAACTGAAGGTTACAAAAGGGAATGCAATTAAATTTTCTCCACACCAAATAGCCTTCCATGTTACTCACCCACACAATACATTCATCTTAGTAAAGTCGCTCAAAGAGACGACTTACAAAACGTTTTCAGGCGCTAGAATCTTGACGCTTGCCGCTTGCGGCTTTAAGCTTGAGACTCGGTGCTTGGGGCTTGCGGCTTGTAACTTGATGCTTGATGCTTGCGGCTTGTAACTTGATGCTTGTAGCTTGAGGCTTGGAGCTTGCAGCTTCTCTCTTTATTTTTTTATAATAATTCGGATGGTGCCAGGCAAATGTCATTAGTGTTTAGGATAAGATACATTCTTTATAATACTACGGTCCCAGCACTGTCGACAGTCAATGCACTTACCTCCTTTTAAATTCGCGTGACAAGTGTGGGAACCGTCTCGCACCACGGTACTCGTCCATGGCCAAGCTTGTGAAGGCGCGCCGTCGATTTTGGTCGCGCTTAATCTTATAATTAAATTCTCTGGAACTGCATCCGGGTCCTTGTGTTGCAGCAACCCTGCTTCACGGGTCGGCAACCAGTGCTCGCAGCCCGGCGTTTGTTTACATACGTTTTCAATATTTTTAAGGTGCCAGGCGCCCTGGAGATCTCCGGAATCGTGCCAGCGGAACAGCGGCCTTTTTTTTATTAATACAACCATAGCGCGAACCCAGCGATGATCAGTTAAGGCCTTCAACCTGCGCTTCAAGGCAGCTTGCACAGCAGGGTATCTAACATAGTTTCCTTTTTTAGCGTAGCATTCATGGCACGTGGTGCCTGGTATTTTGGCCAGCTTCGAGCCGGTTATACATGCGCTTGCTGGTAAACTGATACTCGGACAAGGCATTTTGCCAGGGGTCGACA